ATGATTCGACTTCAACAAATACAGGTTTGACACTACCGTCACACCTAAACACTTTCCTCACAGATACATTGTCATGACGCCCAGCGTTCAATGCTGTAACTCGCGGATCACTTGCAGGAATTACTGGAATGTCATTTACAATTCCACGCCTTTACACAAACGCATCATCAGCAAACGTTGCACCTACAGTTGCAGCAGTTAACGAAGCAGCAGCAACATCAGAAACTGGGATGACAAGCGCGTATGACACGATTTCGATTCAGAAATATTCTGGCTTGAATGAGGTTTCATTCGAACTCATCGACCGCAGTTCGCCTGCGTTCATGGAATTGTTAATGTCTGAGTTGAGAAAAGCGTATGAGAAGGCAACAGATACAGCATTGCTTTCAGCATTTGCATCATCTGGAACAGTTGCAACACAAACTGCTTCAACAGCAGCAGGATTGCAGTCATTCATTGCAACAGAATCAGCAGCAGCATACAAGGGTACTGGCGGCGAATATGCTAACCAGCTTGTTGCATCTACTGATCAGTGGGCTGCGATCATGGGCTACGCCGATGATAACAAGCGCGCACTATACGCAGCTGCACAACCACAGAACGCATCAGGTGTAGTTTCACAAGGTTCAACAGTTGGCAACGTTCTTGGTGCTAACCTCATTGTTGATCACAACATCACAACATCAGGTGTTGCAGATGATTCAATGTTCCTTGTAGCTCCAGGTTCTGTCTATACATGGGAATCACCTACAACTGAACTTCGTGTCAATCTACTTGGCACAGGTCAGATCCAAATCGCACTTTACGGTTACTTGGCACTTTATGTTGGCAAGTCTGGCAAGGGCGTACGTCGCTATAACGCTCCAGCAGCGTAAGCAAAACTAAGTCGCTCTGGGGAGTAGTAGCCCTCTACTCCCCAGAGTCTTTAGAAAGGAATCGGAATGTCACTCTGCACGGTAGCTGAACTTAAAAGCGTACTTGGCGTAGGCTCGCTATATTCAGATGCGACAATTCAAGAAGTGTGCGACGCAGCAGATGCTGTCCTACTTCCAATGCTATGGGCTCCTAAATGGTTTTCAGTTGCACACGAAAACATAGTCGGACAAGGAACTCTTTACTTTGATGATCCAGTCCGCGATACTTTTTATGTAGGTCAGAGCGTAACCATTGCTAATTCTGGTTCTTCGTATAATGGAACTAAGACAATCACAGCAGTGGGCGATTACTCAATAACAATGAATACAAGCCATTCTACTGCTCAGGCTTATCATCCAATTTTTCCTTATGGAACTGTTTCTACAACTACTTATACTGACTGGACTTTAGACGCTGCTGTTCAAAATGCTGCCGTCATGGTAAGCACAGAAATCTGGCAATCTAGAACCGCTACCCTTTCAGGTTCTAACCTTGTCGATTTCCAGCCCTCACCTTACCGAATGTCAGCTCAGCTGCTCGCTAAGGTCAGAGGATTAATAGCTCATGCACTTGATCCAAGATCAATGGTGGGATAATGCCAACACCAGCAATCACTACTTTAAGAACTACTTTAGCAACTGCCCTAGTAGATAATACGCGTTGGCAAACTTTTGCATTTCCACCAGCAACTGTTCTTGCAAATTCGGTTATTGTCAGTCCAGATAATCCGTATCTTACTCCCAACAATAACTCTCAAATTTCAATCAGTCCTTTTGCCAATTTCAAGTTGATTATTACATGTCCGTTATTTGATAATGAGGGCAACTTGAATGGCATAGAAGATTTTGTAGTTCGAGTGTTTAACCTACTAGCTGCATCTTCTTTCACATATAATGTAAGCGCAATCAGTGCGCCTAGTGTTCTCAATGCTGCAAGCGGAGATTTGCTAAGCTGCGAGATGTCCGTAAGCATACTAACGAGTTGGGGATAACATGTCCGATATAGATAACGACAAAGCAAATGCGGAATGGCTCGTAAAAATCGGGCAGACTGCAACAGCACCAGCACCAAAACCAGTCACTAAGAAAGATGAGGAATAATCATGGCACAGGGAATAGTAAATAAGGTTGGATTTAAAGTAGGAGCAACAGACCCTGCCTCAATCGATCTTAGCGCGTATGTAACAAGTTTTACATTAACTCGATCAGTAGATAGCATCGAGACAACTGCGATGGGCGATACAGGTCATCGTTACGTTGCTGGGCTCCAGAACAATTCCATTACAGTGGAACTGATCAACGATGATGCAGCATCTGCTGTATTGCAGTCAATGAACACTCTATTTGCTACTAATGCATACTTCAAGTGTGCACTAGATAAGTCATCAGTAGGTTCAGCAGCCAATCCATTTTATAGTGGGCTAATTTTGGTTGACACGATCACTCCTATTAACGGAGATGTTGCAAGCCTAGGAACCCAGAGCCTGACTTTTCAGGTTTCGGGAGCAATCACAGTAGCAACCACAGGTACATTCTAAACAACTAACAAAGGGGCAAATCATGGCAAAGTTAAAAATTACATTTGAAGATGGAAAAGTAGTGCAAGGGGAAGTAACTCCTATCATCGAATATATATTCGAACAGCACTATAAGATTGGATTTCACAAAGCTTTTCGTGAAGAAGAACTACAGACCCAAGTGTATTTTTTAGCTCATGAAGTTTGTAAGCGGTCAGGTGAGCCAGTAGATGCAAGGTTAGAGACTTTTATTAGCACTCTGAAAAGTGTTGAGGTATTAGACTCAGACCCTTTGTCTTAAAGCGCGATCTTCCATTCACCTACCTTATTGCTCGCCTGAGCATTAGGTTGGGGGTCGCGCCACAGCAGTTATTAGATTTAGACCAGACAATGCTTCAAGCTCTGTTGCAAGGTCTTAGGGATGAAGCAAAGGAGATAGAAAATGCCAGTAGAAGCAAAGGGCGTAATCGCACTCCGTAAAGCTCTAAATGCCTATGCTCCAGATTTGGCTAAAGAGTTAACTGCTGAAATTACAAAATCTTTAAAAGTCATTCAAAAAGACGCTAGAGGCTTTGTACCTTCAATGGCTCCTAATAATTTGTATAACTGGAATGACAACGCTACTGGCAAAAAGATAACTGCCAAGACTTCAATGTTTAGAACTTTTAACACAGAAGGTCGAGTCCGCATGTTTCCACTTTACAATGCGAGCGAAATTAAACGCGGAATTGTGTATCGCACAGGCTACGGCAAGCCTAATTCAAAAGGTTTTAGATCTTTATTTCGTATCAAAAATAGTTCAGCAGCTGGTGCAATTTATGAGACTGCTGGTCGTTTGCATCCGAATGGTGATCCAAAAAGCAAATCTAATAATCCTAACGCTGGTGCTCGGTTTGTTCAGCAAGGGCCAATTTACGGTCGCAAGTCAAGTGCTGGAGATATGCGCGGACGTGTCATATTTCGTGCTTGGGAACAAGATCAAGGTCAGCAAACAGCGGCTATCTTTAAGGCTATTGAAAACACAAGAATTAAGTTTAACAAGCGGAGCACTGTAAGCAGCGTAAAGGAATCAGCATGAGCAAAATAATTATTGATTTAGCTGCTGAGTTCACTGGAAAGAAAGCCTTTAAACAAGCTGATTCTGCTACTGCTCGCTTAAACAAATCTGTCAGAAACCTAGCTGGTGCTTTTGGTCTTGCCTTTAGCACTAGAGCGGTTGTCAACTACAGTAAAATGGCTGTTAAAGCTTTTGCAGATGATGATAAAGCAGCACAGATCTTAACAAAGACTTTACAAAATTTAGGATTGCAGTTTGCTGATCCGCAAATCAAAACTTTTATTGCAGACTTAGAAAAGCAATTTGGTGTATTGGATGATCAGTTACGCCCTGCTTACCAGAAACTGATTACTACTACTGGTGATTTCCGTAAATCTCAAGATCTTTTAAAAGTTGCTCTTGATCTTTCTGCCATGAGTGGAGAAAGTGTTGTAAGCGCAGCTAATGATCTATCTCAGGCAATAGTCGGCAACACTAAAGGACTTAGAAAATATAACCTAGGACTTACAACTGCTCAACTGTCGGCAATGTCTTTTGAAGAAGTATTAGTAAGACTTGCAAAAGTTAGCCAAGGTCAAGCATCTCTAGCAGCCGACACCTATTCAGGAAAGTTAGCCAAGTTAGAAGTTGCTGCTTCTAATGCCCAAGAGGTCATAGGTGGAGCACTTTTAGATAGTTTCATAAAATTATCAGGTGGCGATGTTGATAAGGCAACGACAAAGATAGACAATATGTCAACAGCACTGGCTAATTTAATAAGATTGGCCACTGGTACTTCGGCCATGAGTCTCAGAGAAATTCTTAATAGCGTAGATTACAAATATGGCTTTATTCCAGTAGATCGCAAAATTTCTACCAATCGCTCAAAGAGTCCTGCTGGCACTTATATGCGAAATGCAGCAGAAATTAAAGCGGCTGCTGAGGCCAAGAAATTGGCACAAGATCAAGCCAAGATACAAAACAAATTATTAAAATCTCAGCAAGATGCTTTGAAATTGGCTAAGGCCAAGGCCATTTTTGACCTGCAAAAGATTCAGATTGAGGCAGCTCTAAAGGGTAAGATCTCAGAAGAAGATCGTATCCGTCTGAAACTCATGCAAGCCATTGAGAATGAAAACATCGACCAAATTGATAAATATACAAAGCAATTGGATGAAGCTCAGAAAAATACTGAAAAATTAGTTAGCACTTTACAGAGCATCAAACCTCTCGATGATGTATTTAAAAACTGGAACTTTATGGGAGTTAAAGAGCAATTGGCATCTTTGCAGTCATATTTCAATGGCTTTGCTGGTTCTGCTGCTTCTGCTTTCAATGCCCTTGGTTCAGCACAAAAAGCCGCTCTTGGCGGTTATGTGCCATTTGTAGGAGCAACTAACTCATCTCTCGGCATTACTTCCAATGGCGGTGCTACTACATCGATGCCATCAACAGTAGGTTTAGGCACTTCTGGCACAGGCAATCAATTGCCTACAGGTGTCACAATTAATACAACTGTCCAAGGTTCAGTTATTGCAGAGAATGATTTAAATGAAGCTATCAATAAAGCCTTAGCGGCATCTGGTTGGGCTGGCACAGCTATTGGGTATGGCCGTCAGGCAGTTATTACGGCAGTCTGATGGCACTACCAGCAACACTGACAGTATCCATTAACTTTGCTAATGGCCCTGCTTACGGCATCCCTTTAACACTTGACGATCCAGTTAAAGGGCTTTTAGGTACTGGAACGCTTGCAGACTCAGCATCTCTAGTTATTGATTATTCAACTTCTACTACAAATATTGCTATTCGTAGAGGTCGTAATCTTTTACAAGATACTTATGACGCTGGTCAGGCTACAGTCAGAATCCTAGATCCAAACGGTGACTTTAACCCACAAAATACTTCTAGTCCTATTTATGGTTATTTACAACCTGCTAGAAAATTACGCATCTCAGCCAATTACAATGGCACTGAGTATTATCTATTTAGCGGATATACAGCAGATTATCGCTACACTTACCCTCAAGGTCAGGAAACAGCCTATGTGACTGTTACTGCTTTTGATGCTTTCAAAATCTTTAATACTTCTGCTATTACTACCGTAACAGGCGCAGTTGCAGGGGAAACAACTGGAACGCGCATAGGGAAAATCCTAGACACAATAAACTGGCCTGCAAGTATGCGAGATATAGATACGGGACAGACAACCTGTCAAGCAGATCCAGCAAGCTCTAGAGCAGCCCTTATAGCCCTTAAGACGGTTGAACTAACTGAGTATGGTGCTTTCTATATTGATCCTGCTGGAAATGCCGTATTTCAGGACAGAGCATTTACAACCGCATCTATTGGAGGTACTCCAACAGTCTTTAACCAGACTGGAACAGGTATCTCCTATGCCAATGTAAAGTTTGCCTTTGATGACAAGCTTGTCTATAACCAAGCCAATATTCAGCGCACGGGCGGTACAACTCAGACTGCCAGCGATGCGACTTCCATCGATACTTATTTCTTGCACTCCTATACCCAACAGAATCTTCTAATGGAGACCGATGCTGTAGCTTTGGACTTTGCTAAAGCTTATGTGTCATCTCGCAAGGATACAAGCATTCGCATTGACGCGTTGACTCTAGATCTTATGACTGCTAACTATTCTGCTGGAGTCACAGCAGCTCTTAATCTTGATTACTTTGACCCTGTAACTATCACCAATACAACCGACAGTGGATCAACGATAACCAAGACTCTCCAGATTCAAGGGGTAAGCCATGATATTACCCCAAACTCATGGCAAACAACTTTCACCACCATGGAACCAATAATCGATGGTTTCATACTCGACTCGACATTATACGGTATCCTTGGGACATCCGTATTTAGCTACTAGAAGGAGCAGATAATGGCAGCAGGCTGGCCTACTAAGGCTAACTACGCAACAGGCGATGTCCTGGGTGCAACAAACATGAACGACCTTTCAGGAACGGTTAATCTAATTAACCCATCTGCAAAAGGTGATTTATATGCAGGATCAGCAGCTAACACTTATACGAAGTTATCTGTAGGAGCGAATAATACAGTCCTTACGGCTGATTCAAGCACAGCAACAGGTCTTAAATGGGCTTCAGCAGCAAGCGGTGGTGGTATGACCTTGCTTAGCACTACATCTCTAACTGGTGCTGCAACAATTACAATTTCAAGTATTGATCAAACTTACACAAATCTTTATGTTCTGATAACTGGTTTGCAGGTTAATACAGGAGCATATACATTGAAATTGAGACCAGACAGCTCCAATGCAAATAATTATTCCAATATTGCAGGTGCAACAGTTGCAAGTAGCAATCCTGACTATATTAGTCCGGGAAACGCTGGTCATAGCGGATCTAGCGCAGTCAATGATTATGCTTTGATGATTTACAATTACACTGACACCGCTGCTCGAAAGCCATTTCATTTAGTTGGAATTGCCAAAATGACTTCACAGGTTGAACCTTTAGGTGTGGCATGTCTTGGTGCTACAAACACTACTTCTGCAATTGATACTTTCCAATTAAACAATGACTCTGGTGGCAATTTTGATGCTGGAACAGTCAAGATCTATGGAGTGAAATAATGACAACACCACAAATTAAACTTGTTGATGCAACTACAGGCGAAGAAGTTATTCGCGACATGAACGCAGCCGAGTTAAAGCAACTTGCAGAAGATATTAAAAACCGCGAAGCAATCGAAGCAGCCGAGGCAAAGGCAGCAGCCGATAAGGCAGCCCTGCTTACTCGCTTGGGTATTACTGCTGACGAAGCAAAGTTGTTGTTATCCTAAGTGAAGCCAAGACTAAGTAAAGCTGCTGTTCAGTTTAGAGAGCAGTTAGATGACTCGTTTCCGAGCCGCGGTAGGCGTAGCGATGGATGGATCGCAGATGCAAGGCACATGCGTGCTGGCAAGTCTGATCACATACCAGATGCTCAGGGCTGGGTTCGTGCCTTTGACGCATCGCGTGACCTTTTCGAGGGATCAGAACCAGACATTATGGGTGATCTTTGTGACCAATTACGAATCGCTTGCAAGTCTAAGCAAGAAAAGCGAATTGCCTACATCATTTTTGAGGGTCGAATTTGTTCCAGAATCCTCAATTGGAAATGGCGTCCGTACAGCGGCGCAAACAAACACACCAAGCATGCTCATTTTAGCTTTAAGAAAGAAGCTGACAATGATGGTGCTTTTTTTCAAGTATCTATGTTAGGCGGAGAATAATGAACATGAAGCATCCAGTAGTAATCGCAGTCGGAGCCTTCCTTGCAGTATGGGGAACGACATCTAACTTCTCTCTAGACTATCGCCACATTCTAGGTGCAATAGTTGCAGGAGTCTTCGGGTATGCGAGTCCTAAAAAGTGAGCCAGCAAGATTTCTTTAGCCTTTACATAAGCACCTTGCTAATCATTGGTGGCCTTGCAGGTTATGTCATTACTCATCTGCTTTCAGAAATTAAGCGACTTAATCAGCGTGTCGATGAGATCTACAACATACTTCTAGAGCGATAATTTTGCTATGGCAAGAAAAGCAACTAAGAATCTAGTTGAGCAAGATTACTCAGCTCTTGATGCTTACTGCATTGGGATGTATGAGTTCGCTCAATCTCTAAAGCGAGCAGGCTTTGATGAGGAGACTGTTTTAGGCATCATTGTAGAACGATCTGCTTACCCTGCGTGGATCTTGCCAGATCCAATTGAGCCAGAACGGTTCGGTGATTACGAAGATGAGGACGATGACTAGCAGCCAGAAGAAAAGGTATCTGGTCATTAGTGACTTACAGATTCCGTATCATCATGAGCAAGCGGTAAAGAATTTAATTAAGTTAGTAAAACGTGAAAAGTTTGACCTTGTGCTAAACACAGGTGACGAGCTAGATATGCAAAGCCAATCCAAGTGGGCTAAGGGCACTCACCTAGAGTATGAGGGGCAATTAGATGCAGACAGAAGTCTGGCTCAAAACATCCTCTGGGATCTGGGAACCACCGACATCACTAGATCCAACCACACCGATCGTCTTTACCACACTCTCGTTAGAGGAGCTCCTAGCCTCATCGGACTTCCAGAACTCGACTACTCCAACTTTATGGGCTTCAATGACTTGGGGATTCGTTTCCACAAAAAGCCCTACGAATTCCACAAAGGCTGGGTCTTAGTGCATGGTGACGAAGGATCGATGAACGCCAATGCTGGACTCACAGCTCTTGGTTTAGCGCGTAAGTTTGGTAAGTCTGTCGTTTGTGGTCATACCCATAGAGCAGGTATCAGTGCCTTTACAGAGGGCATAGGAGCCTCATACAGGACTTTGTGGGGCTTAGAAGCTGGGAATGTCATGGATAAGAAGAAAGCGTCTTATTTAAAGGCTGGCAGTGCTAATTGGCAGATGAGCGTGGCAGTCATTGAAACACACGGAGATCGAGTAAGTCCATTCTTAGTACCTATTAATAAGGATGGATCTTTTACCCTTTATGGCGGACTCTACGCCTAGAAATCGTTATCGTTTCGTTACCTAAATATCCTTGACCGCGCCATATAGGCGTGAGACCGTATTCCTACAGAGCTAGTGAAGGGCATTAGTTCTTAGGACGATAGGAAACAAAATGTTTATTACAGAGAATGATTTCAATATGTTAAGTAACACCCAGATGCAGTGGAGTGGTTATGACTGGGAGATTCAGGCAGACCGTTTTACTCAGGACATTACATTTGATTATCAATGGGCTTTCTGGTTTGACAGCTTACCAGCTCTAATCATGGCTCGCACATTTCTAATGCAGCGCGAGATCAAATTCCAAGAAACTTATGATGATGCGCTTGAGCAATTTGTCATACTCACAGACTATTCTGTTGATGAATTGGCAGTTGCATAATGACTACTATCGAAGTTTATTACACACCACCAGTTGAAAGATACTATTGCTTGTATTGCAGCTTTGACATGACAGAAACGATGGTCTGCACAGATTGCAACGAATATAAAAGCGCAGTGACATTACAAGAATTTGTAGAATTTAATGGTCATTATCCAAAATTACAGGTGGTCAAATAATGAGTAATGAAGACAAAATGCTATTGATTTGTGTCATAGGCATATTCATTAGCATGAGCATTGTGGCGTGGGATGCCTATAGACTGGGTAAAGAACGTGGTATCCGTGAGGGTTGGCATCGAGGTCGATCCCTAAGCAGACAGGAATTTTGGGAAGAATGAAATATAGCGAAATCTTACAAAGTGCAACTGACATCATCCAAGATCGTGGTCTCAACGACTACGGTCATCCTGCGGATAACATGCAACACGCCGCGATGCTTATCTCAGCATATTTACAAATGCCAGTCACAGACTATCAAGTATGCGGCATACTCGCGCTTATCAAGATCGCTAGAGCTACAACAGGCAATCCAGACAAAGCCGATAACTATATTGACGGAGCCGCTTATATCGCATTGATGGGCGAACTGGCTACTGAGGAGAATGAACTTTATGTTTAATCTGGACGAATACACCACAGTGAGAGAAAGAATTATCGAATTCTGGAAAAGGAATCCTAATGGGCGTATTGAAACTGAAATACTTGAATGGTCTGATAAGCGTTTTATCGTTGCTGCAAGGCTTTATAGGAATGTGGAAGATACAAAGCCATTCTCGACTGGGCTTGCAAATGAGGTTATTACAGACAGGGGCGTCAATAAAGATTTTGCGCTGGAAAACGGAGCTACTTCTGCAATTGGTATTGCATGTGCGAACGCGAATATTGGAATAGACAAGCACAAAGCTAGTCGCGAGGAGATGCAAAAGGTAGTAGCACAAAAGCTTGTAAAGCCAGCGGTACAAGATCTTGTACAAGTTATTAAAGCAGCTGACAAAGAGCCAGCAGAACAAGACTATTGGACTACTCCAGTCAATGAGTACATGAAGGTAGTAGATGCTCCAGTAACGCTTGAAAAGGCTATGGAAAACATAGCATTAGTTATGGGAACAGAAGAAGCTGCCGAAGTACCACAGTGCAAGCATGGCAGTATGGTATGGAAAACGGGACACAGCACAAAGACTGGCAAGGATTGGGCTGCTTATCAATGCACAGCTTTAGGTCATGCAGGTTATGAGGGCAAATGCCCTGCAATTTGGTATGAAATCAACAGCTTAGGAAAATGGCAACCACAGAAAGCGAGAGTATAATGGGCTATGTAGAGGTATATAACATCGACAAAGATGGTGAATGGACAGATCTTAATGACATTCCATTTATCACAACAGTTAATTGTCAACTATGTAATGAGCCGACAGAAGCACACAACATCATTGTTACAGCTCGTATTGTAGATGGTGAAGTAGTTGCAGGCACATGGCAGTGCAGAAAGTGCAACACTGTCAATGGATAGCAAGGAGAATCTATTGATTGCATTGATCCTGTTCCTATTTATAGGCGGTGTAGCAATGGGTTACATGACAGGATTAAGTCATTAGTCAATCAAGGAAACACAGAGGTTTCCGTACAGAGCGCGTAGTAGCTGAGTACCTATCGACTCAGTGGCCACATGCAACTGTCGGAAGGGGTAGTGGCAAGGATATTCTTGGAGTACCGTTTGACGCAGAAATCAAAGCCCGCGCTGGATTTCAACCGTTAGC